TGTGGATGAAAATCTATCCGCCCAACGGATTCAACTGCCGCTGCTCGGTGGTGCCGGTGATGGAAGCCGAAGCGTTGAAGGCAGACAAGGAAGCGAACGAACCGGGCTACGCGCGGCTGCCGATGCTGGCGCAATTGCTCGTGCCTCAGCCCGGATTCATGAAGGTGTTTTGAGGGCGATTCTCCCCACAGATCGCCAATCTTCCGCTTTAGGCGCGACGTGACGAAGCGGGGTTTGAAGATAGCTGCGATGGCAGCGAAGATCAAGACGGTCGAAGGCGCTCCGCTCACCGCGGATAAGTTCGCCTACGTCGGCGATCCGCAGGATCCGGAGACGTGGCATCTGCCGCTCGATTCGCACCAGCACATCAACTCCGCGCTGGACATGTTCGCGCATACCGATCTGCCGTCGAGCGCCAAGGCGCCCACCGCGCGCAAGATCGTCGAAAAAGCGCGGGGAGAAAATCTTGACACAACCGATTTTGTAAAGAACCACCTCAGCTCGCAGATGCACGGCGAAGCGCCGCGGCCGTGGTTCGAGATCTTCCGGGCGGGAGATTATTCCAAAGCTGGCAAGGGCGCGATCACCGCCGACGATTTGCACCGCGTGGTGCGCAACTACGATCCCACTTATCACGAAGCGCCGGAAACTCTCGGCCATCGCTCGGACGATCAGCCGGCATATGGCTGGCTCGATGGACTGATGGTGGATGGCGACAAGCTGATGGCGCGCGAGCGGCAGGTCGATCCCAAGTTCGACGAGGCCCGCAAGGCGGGCAAATTCAAAAAGCGTTCGGCTGCTTTCTACACAGACGACAGCGGCCAGGTCACGGGGTTGCGGCATCTGGCATGGCTGGGCGCCGGAATTCCCGAGGTCAAAGGTTTAGAGGACGTCGCATTCGACGATCACGGATCGAAGTTCATCACGGTGGACTTCGGGGAGGATGATGCAGTGGCAGACAAAACAATGGCCGACCAGATCAAGGAAGGCGTCAAGTCGTTCTTCGCCGAGATGTTTGGCAAGCCGGGCGAGCAGAAGACGTTCAGCGAGGATGACGTGAAGCGCGTCGCCACCGAGGCTGCAACCGCGGCCGCTGCGCCGCTGCAGGCGGAGATCGCCGCGCTCAAGACTCAGAGCGCGAAGTTCGCGGAGCGCGAAGCAGCTCGCGCCGGCGGCGAAGTGAAGCAACGCGCCGCTGCGGCGATTGCCCAGCTCAAGGCCGCGGGCAAGTGGGTTCCGGCCTTCGAGAAGATGGGCCTCGGCCTGGTCTTCGACGAGCTCGCCAAGGTGACCACCACGGCGGAGTTTGGCGAGGGCGACGCGAAGAAAATCGTCACGCCGCTGCAGGCGCTGGTGCTCTTCCTCGAAGGGCTGCCCAAGATCGTTCCTGGCGGACGCGCGGTCGATGCCGGCGTGGCCGGAGCGAAGAGCGGCAGGAGCAGCGGCGATCCGCTGACCGATGAGGCCCGGAAGTACGCCAAAGAAAAGAGCGTGAAGTTCACTGAGGCGTTGGTCATCGTTTCGGCAGAGCATCCCGAGTGGACGGGCGCAGGCGCGGCTACCGGCGGCCAGGTCTAAGTTCCGAGTGAGCGCGCCAAGCTCGCGCGCTCAGCGAAGGCGGCCTCGCGAATGGCCGCCAGCTTTTGAAGCACCGCCCAGGAGGGCACGACATGGCGAACATCTACGTTGAAGCAAAAGGCCCCAAGGGCGTGCATGCGAAGGAATCGTTGCTGCCCGCCGCCGTTTCAGGCTATACGCGCGGCCTGTGCGTCAATTACGGCAGCGACGCGTACCACGCAACGCTCGTCACGCAAGCGGCCACGGCGCCGCTGGGCATCCTCGAAGAGGACGCGATCAACATCCTCAACCCTTGCTCGGTGATCGAATTCGGCCAAGTAGTGGCCCAGATCGGCGCCAGCGTCACGGCACAGCAACAACTGACCACCGACGCGAACGGACGGCTCGTGCCGGCCACAAGCGGGCAGCCAGTCGTCGCGATTGCCCTTGAGCCGCAGACCTACGTGTCGCCGGCCAGCTTCGCCAATGTGTTCTTCTTTGGCCTTATGGGACCCAACGCGGCCGCCGTGGCGTCTCCGACGACTTATTACACGGCGTCGGGCGCGATCGCAGTTGGGATCGGCACCGCAGTGTTGAACGCCGCCACGCTGCTGGCGATGACGCTGGCCGCGCCGACCGCCGCGCAGGACGGCACCGTGCTGCAGATCGTCGCGGAAACGGCCAAGGCGCACACCGTCACCACGCCGGCCAGCGGCATCAACGGCGCATCGACCGTGCTTACCTTCGCGGCCGTGGGCGACAGCGTGACGCTGCAGGCCATGAACCAGACCTGGGTGGTTACGGCGATCCGCGGCAGCGCGACGGTTGCGGCCTCGACCACCGCTTACGTCGCGAACGGGGCCATCGGTCCCACGGTGGGCTCGGCGACGCTGGGGAGCGGCGCCGCCATTGCGATGACGTTGGTCACGCCGACGGTGGCGCAGGAAGACACCACAATTCTTATCGTGGCGGTTACCGCCCACGCGCACACGGTCACGACCTTGGCCAATATTATCAACGGCGTCGACGACACGGTTACCTTCGCGAACGTGGGCGACGCGGTGCTGCTCAAGGCGAGGGTGCAGAAGTGGATCGTCGTGGCCCTCATCGGCGCGACGCTGGGCGAAGTTTAATTTGGGCGCGGCCCGGCGCGAGCCGGCCGCGCAGCAACGGTGATTTCGATTCGAGCCGCGAAGGCGGTGGGAGGAACAAGCGATGGGCGGTTATGTGGGTCTTGCGCCGGCGGGCTTTCCGAATGTGGCGCTCAGCAACTACGCGAAGGAATTCGCCGATGACGATGTTCCGCTGGTGGGAGATCGGATCTTTCCGAAAGTTCCCGTGGAACGGCAGTCGTTCCCCTACGTGATCTGGAATCGCGACAACCTGCGCATTCCCGGATCGACGCTGCGGGCTCCGGGCGACGGCGCCACCACTATCCGGCGCTCCTATTCGACCAGCACCTACTTCTGCCGGTCCCACGCCCTCAAGGGCGCGGTGCCGTTTGAAGACGAGGCTTACGGCCTCGGGCTGGGCTTCAGCACCAAAGCGCACCTGACGGGCGACCTCATCGGCCGCATCCGGCGCGCGCGCGAGGTGGAGATCGCCACCATGGCGCTCAACCTCGGCAACTTCCCGAACGGAGTGAACCTTTCGCTCAGCGGGAATTCGATGTGGGATTCCTACATCACCTCGAATCAAACCGAGGCGAATGTCACGTCGCACCCGATCATCGCCATGGAAAGCTACAAGGCCGTGCTGCGCCAGGCTGCCGTACAGGACACCCAGATGGTGCTGATTCTGAGCGACCCCGTCGCCCAGGCGCTGAGGAATCATCCGGACCTCATCGAGCGCTTCAAGTACACGAACCCCTCCGGGAACATTTCGCTATCTCAGATGGCGTCGGCCTTCGGCCTCAAGGAAGGAAACGTGGTGATGGCCAGCGCTCTGGACATGAGCCAGAACAATGTCGCCTCCTGGATCTGGGGCTATAGCGCGTTTCTGGGATTCAGCAAGACCAACGTCGATCGCATGGACGTGAGCTGCGGAAAAACCTTCGTCTGGGCCGGCGGCAAGGGGCCTGGCGCGGGTGGCGATACACCGGCATTGCCGGGGCCTCCGGGGACCATTGATGGCTACGGCGTCCTGGAATGGCTGGACCCGGAGCAGGACAAGAAGACCTACTGGCAGTCCGTCGACTGGTACTACGGGCTGCAGGTTACGGCACAGGAGACCGGCATCCCGATCCTCAACGCCGTGGCCAGCGCGAACTTCCCGATGGGCGCGATTCCGGGCGACGCTGAAGGATAAAAGCTGCCAGGTACGACAACGAGGGGCGCGCTCATTTGCGGTGCGCCCCTTTTCACAAATCCGCTGATGCGGGAGGGAACCATGGCAAATGCGGCATCGAATATCGGGAACATTGCGAAGACGATAGCTTACATCGTCCTGCGCGCGCTCACCCACAACAATCAGTACTATTTCGTCGGGCACGAGGTGCAGCTCACCGCCGAAGAGGCCAAGCCGTTCCTCAAGGCTGGGGTCGTGAAGCTGGCGCCAGTCAAGCAAGCCGAGTAACTCCGGACGCCGATGGCCTACGCTCTACAGTCCGACCTGGTCCCACTACGCATCACGCAGAGCGAGCTCACGCAGCTCACTGTCGACGTGCCCAGCGGGATTCCGGCAACCGATGCCGCCGTGACGGCGAGCATCGCCTCGGCTGTTTTGGCAGAAGCCAGCGGGATGGTCGACTCGTATTGCCGCGCCCGCTATGCCACGCCCCTGCAGCCCTCCCAGATGGTCACAGCGCGCACGCTCGACATCGCCGTCTACTTGCTCTTCAGCCGGCGGCGCGGCGGCCTGCAGCCCACGGAGCTGGTGCGGCAGCGTTACGAGGATGCGGTCGCATTCTTGAAAGACGTGGCCGCGTGCAAGGCGTCGCTCGATCAGCCGGCCAGCGTGCAGACCGCGCAGACGTCCGCAGCCGACGCGGAGATCTCCGAGCGGGATCGTCATCTGCGTTTCAAGGATAGTCACATCGAGGGATATATCTGATGGCGATCGTCGTCCAATCCAATGTCTCGAATGTGACGGTCTCGCTGAACCGCTTCAAGCTCTCGCTCGGCGCGCGCGATCAACTCATGCGCATCATCGGCATCGGGCAGCTCCAAAGCG